GTGGTGGACGCCGTGCTTGAAGAGAGACGGAATCGGATTCTGGAAAATACAATTAAGAATACGAGAACGCCAAGATTCTACGTAGAGGATGGGAGCGTCTATGTGATTACCAACCCAGCCTTCCCAGGTATGGTGAAGATTGGATGGGCTGCTGATCCTGAAAAGAGGCTTGGTGACTACGTGATGTATGCTCCCACTCCCTTTAAGTTGGAGGGGTACTATCATGCCTCCTCTATTGAAGCCGAGCGGCGGATTCATGCGTGGCTTTCACTGTCTCGTGCGAACGGGGAGTGGTTTCGAATAGCTGTGAACGATGCCCTAGTTATCGTTTGTTGGATTTGTGGACAACTCCCATATAACAAGGAGAATAACGATGCCTCACTTTTTGAATCGCAAAGACTTGGGACTCATTTCGCAGGCGATGACTGTCCAGGCTCGCACTGGGAAGCCGTCACTAAGATTGACAAATAGATGCGTGATCCTTGGAGGCCCTCACACTACTGAGCCGCTGAACCGCAACCGACGACTCGTGCCCAAGCCGATGAACCAGGATGAAGTCAGCGCCGTGGTCAAGGGCACAGGCTTCACGCCCTACATTGAAACCAAGTTTGTGAGGGGATAATGCCTAGAAACAAAACCCTAGTGCTGCTCGATGCAGACGTGCTCGTCTATCGGTCAGCCTTTGGGGTCGAACAAAACGTGGACTGGGGAGAGGGCCAGCACAGCTGGCACGCACGTATGGAAGACGTGATTCCCGTTGTGAACCTTGAGGTACAACGTATCAAGGACACACTCAAGGCCGACAAGATGGTGCTGGCGCTCACCTGCTCGGACACGCCGAACTTCCGCAAGGCGATCTATCCGGAGTACAAGATGAACCGCGCTTCCACGCGGAAGCCCCTGCTCTGGAAGCAGACGCGGGAGTATATCATCAAGACGTTCGACACAAGGATCAAAGCAAACCTCGAAGCCGACGATGTACTCGGCATCATGCAGACCATGCCGATGCCAGGATGGAACACCATCATCGCGTCCATCGACAAGGACTTCATGAGCATCCCAGGGAAATTCTACAACCTGGGGAAATCTCAGATGTTCGACATTTCTGAGGAGGAGGCCGACTACGCCTTCTACAAGCAGGTGCTCACCGGAGACAAGACCGACAACTATCCTGGGATCCCAGGCGTAGGGCCGGTCAAGGCTGAGAAGATCCTCGACGCTGAAGGGGATCTTCACGGTATGTGGTGGCCGGCAGTCAAGCTGGCCTACCACAACGCGGGCCTGGACGAAGACGTGCTCATGTCTCAGGTCTGGTGTGCCCGCATTCTCCGATTCACTGACTATGACACGAAGGCGAAACAACCAATACTTTGGAGGGGGCCAGATGAACGATAGAATTACAGCCGAAGAAGTCATCTCCCAGGGAAGCGCAAGGTTCCACTCAATCCTTCAAGAGATGGGACAGCTTCACGACCAGAAGCAGCGGGACTACGGTCTGCCGCTTGACCCCTTTTCCAACGTGCGAGCGAGCATAGAGTGGGGCGTGCCTTCGTGGGTGGGGTGTATGGTGAGGGCCACCGACAAGCTCCGTAGACTTCAGACGTTCGCTAAGACCGGCACGCTGGCGAACGAATCTGTACGGGACAGCTTCTTGGACCTGGCCGTATACTCGATCATCGGGCTCTGTCTGTTCGATGAAGCATCGGCCTTAGAAGAGAAAGCGATTATAGATTCGCTCGAAGAATCGGCCTTAGAAGAGAAAGCGATTAGAGATTCGCTCTCACAGAAAAAATAGAGAAAAAAATTTGGGGACTGGCACTACGCCGGTCCCCTATTTTTTCCATGTATTAGAATGAGGCGCTTACTTGATAGTCGTCTACCTAAATCCATTGGAGGGTTTCTATGGTACTTACTCAAGGAATCCCTATAGTTACGCTAGAAAATAGCATAGAGGAAGAAGCCTTTCCCCGCGTCCCCACGGACCTACTGGAAGCCCTCGAATCTAAGTGGCCAGATGTGTGCCCCCATTGGTCCATTGGGCAGGCAGAATATGCTGCCTATTGCGGTCGCTTGGAAGTCATTAAGTTTCTTCGACGCGCCCACGATAATCCCATCATCAACCTGACAAAGGATACGAACTGATGTGTATGCCCGCACCTAAACTGCCGACGCCTCCTCCGCCGTTGCCTCCTCCACCGGCACCGTTGCCCCCTCCTCCCGCAGCTGCAACCGCGCAGACCGTGCAACAGTCAAGTGCCGCTGCCGCGACACCCGCTCCGAGACGCGCCCGCAATCAATTGAGGACTGACCAAGGTGGTCCGTCCGGTCAAGACTCCGCTTCCAGTGGGCTCAACATTCCGGTGTAATCTATGAATTCTACGAATCAGTTCGATATGGTCCAAAGCAACGCGCCCCCTCCTGATCCTATGTCCTACAGCAAGGACAAGGATAAGGACGAAATGGGTGATTGCCCATCGGTGGAGAACCGCTATGAGCAGCTCGCTTCATATCGCCGGCCCTACCTAGACAGAGCCTATGACTGTAGCGAGCTGACTCTTCCCATGCTTCTGCCTCGATACGGTCACAATTCGACGACCAGTCTCCCCGTTCCGTTCCAGTCTATCGGAGCACGAGGCGTCAACAACCTGGCGTCTAAGTTGTTGCTTGCCCTGTTCCCACCGAGCACCCCCTTCTTCAAGCTACAGATGGACGATGGCGTCATCAAGGCGATGGAGCAGGCGCATGGTGCGGGCACTGACGAAACCAAGAACGCCAAGACCTCAATCGAGAAGGGACTCGCCGGCCTCGAACGCATCATCATGTCGAGCATCGAATCATCGGGAGACCGAACGGTCCTCTTCGAGGCGTTGAAGCAGGTCATTGTCGCTGGCAACGTCCTCCTACACGACACGAAAGAAGGGTTCCAAGCGTTCCCGCTGAACCAGTTCGTCGTGCGGCGGGATCCTGTTGGGCATGTGCTCGAAATAATCCTCAAAGAATTGGTGGATCCAATCGTTCTTCCCGACGAATTGAGGGACGAGATCACAACCAATCCAAAATACTGTGACAAGAAGTCTGTCGCGCTCTATACCTACATCTGTCGTAAAGAAGATAAGTGGTGTACGGTGCAGGAGTGTGGCGGGCACATCATCGAAAGCACCCGCAGCGAGACCCCCCTTGACAAGCCACGTTGGATCGCCCTCCGGTTCAACCGGATCAACGGCGAAGACTACGGGCGAGGCTACGTTGAGGAGTACATCGGGGATTTCATGTCCCTCGAAAACCTCACCGCCGCCATCGTGCAGGGCTCTGCCGCTGCCGCGAAGGTGCTCTTCCTTATCAAGCCGAACTCCACAACGAAACCGTCTGTCCTAGCGAAAACCCCTAATGGGGGATTTGCGGTGGGCAGCGCAGACGATGTGACAGTCCTCCGTCTTGACAAGGGACAAGATTTTCAAACTGCGAAATCGTTGCGCGACGACTTTGTGCAACAACTTTCGTTTGCCTTCCTCCTCAATACCGCCATTCAGCGAGACGCCGAGCGCGTCACGGCCGAAGAGGTCCGGTATATGGCGCAGGAATTGGAGCAGACCCTCGGCGGATTCTACTCCATCATGAGCGTTGAGCTTCAATCTCCCTATGTGGCCATCAAAATCGCCAACCTTGAGCGTAAGGGACAACTCCCGAAGCTGCCCAAGGGCACCGTGAAGCCCGTCATCGTGACCGGCATCGAGGCGCTTGGTCGCGGCAATGACCGCAACAAGCTGGTGCGCTTCCTGACCACCCTCTCTCAAGCACTCGGCCCCGCTGCCGTTCCTCAGTTCATCAATATCGGTGAAGTGATTACCCGTATTGGTACAGCTGATGGCATAGACATGCAGGGTCTCGTCAAGAGCGAAGAAGAAATCGCACAAGCGAACCAACAGGCGCAGATGACGCAGATGGCTAGTAAACTAGGCCCACCCGCAATTCAAGCAATGGGTGGAGCTGCAAAGCAAAGGATAGCTAATGAAGGCGCGGCAGAATCTTCGCCGCAAGGTCAAGGCTCGCAAGGTCAAGGCTCAGCATAACCTATAATGACGGAACCGTCAGATTGGACAGACTCTAATGGACGAGAAAAAAGAGAAGCCCGCATCGAAGGACGTAAGCGAGCCAACACTGACTCTGACGCAGGTAAACGAACTCGTCGCTAAAGCCGTAGCCGAGGCGATGGTGAAGAAGGTTCACCAGCACACACCCGTCGAGGAGTTGTCCGGACGGTCACGTGAGAACGGGACACTCATTGTCGAGACGATCAGCGACGGTAAAGGTCATGTGGAATATCGCTACAACGACGGGACAGTTCGACGCGATTATAAGTAAGTGATAGTCCCATCTCACACATAACCGCGCTCATTGAGTAGCGCAGAAGGTTTAACATGGAATTTGCAAACGAAGCTTCGCGTGCTCGCTATTACAGGAACTACTGTGATTTCGAGACGATCATCGACCTGCCTGGGATCTTGGCCACTGCGACCGGAGTGGCTGCTGCGAGCACCATCGTAGCTCCTCAGTCACAGAGCCAGATCGGTGTCCTTCAATCTGATCCTGGGACGGACGCGGCTGGTCTCGCTGGCTGGCTGACCTCTGCCCTGTTGGGCCGGCTGGACAACGGCGGAACGTGGAAGCTGGAACAACTGATCCGGACTCCCGCCGCTCTCTCTGACGGCACCACGACCTACAGCCTTCGCGCTGGGTTCTTGGATTCGGTCTCGGCTGAATCAACGGACGGCGTGTTCTTCCGCTATACGCATTCGGTCAACACTGGCAAGTGGCAGTTCGTGACTCGCGCCAACGGCGTGGAGACGATCACTGACACAGGCGTCACGGTTGTCGTCTCGACGGACTACAAGTTGAACATCGTGGTGAATCCGGATGGTCTGAAAGCCTTCGGTCTCATCAACGGACTCAACGTCGCGTCTGCGACTGCAACCATCCCCGTTGGAGCCGGTCGTGAGACTGGGTTTGGCGCGATGATCCTGAAGTCGCTCGGTGTGTCTGCTCGCCCGTTCTGGACTGACTACAGCGATGTAGTCTGCGTCTTCCGGTAAACAATGGACGAAGAGACTTCGGTGGCAGCGGCTCCAAAGGTCGCTGTCACCATCTCCCGTCACTGGCACGAGCCCAAGATCCACACCATCATCTCAGGAGAAGGCATCGCAATGGCGATTCTCCTGGATGATTACGTGCTCGCGCTAGAGGAGGAGTTGAACCGCTTACTCAATGATCCGCTTCCTAACCTTCTTATGCGTCAGGCCGCTCGAACCGTCCTTGAAAAGATCAAGGAAGAAAGTGCAAAGGTAGTCTGATGGCTCAAACAAAGGCTCAGCGAGCAACTCCTGAACAGCGAACAGCGCACCGGCTTCGCGGGGTGCGCCATCGACAGGAGAAGCGAGCCTTTGTCGAACAGTCAAAATGCAAACCATGCGAACGGTGCGGACTCAGTTTCCCCGCCGTTTGCATGGATCTGCACCACCGCGATCCATCTACGAAATTGTTCGGAGTTGCCAGTGGACTCATCCAGCACAGTTATGCAGAACTTTCCGCTGAGATCGCAAAGTGTGCGATTCTCTGCGCCTGCTGTCACCGTCTTATTCATGAGGACTTGAAACAACATGGCGCGGCAAAAAAATTGGTCGTACAACAGCTACGATGAGAACGAAGATATCTCCGTCATCGGGAACTATATTTGGGACAGCAACAGTCTTTCTTGGATAAAGCAAACCGCAGCGGCGGCAGGGGGAGGCGGTCCTGTCTCAATCGCAGACGGTGCGGACACTGCCGAAGGCTCCACTACTGATGTAGCATGGGTCTCTGGTGCCGGCACAGTTATTTCGATTTTGAAAACTATCGCGTCAACCGGCGCGTCGTCAGGGCTTACCGATGCTCAACTTCGGGCTGTCGCTGTTCCCGTATCGGGCACATTCTTCCAGGGGACTCAGCCTGTGTCCGGTCCACTGACCGACGCACAGCTACGAGTAGCCCCAGTGCCCGTATCAGGTACGGTCAACGTAGGGACAGTCCCAGTAACCGGACCCCTCACGGACGCTCAACTCAGAGTCACTCCCGTTCCCGTCTCAGGGACCGTCACCGCGACAGGCCCTCTGACCGATGCCCAACTCCGAGCAGCCGCTGTCGTCGTGGACAACGCAGAGCTTCCCGCTGCTGCCGCACTCTCAGACATAGTTGGCAATCCTACCACAACCCTCGTGGGTGCCTGCAATATGGTGTGGGATGGGGCCGTCTGGCAAAGACAGCTCGACAACGGATTCGGTGTTGAGGTCCATCTCGGCGGAACCGTAAACGAAGTCCTGGCAACGCAGGGTGTGTTTGGTGGAACAGCATTCGCATGGGACATGGTGCTCAACAACTCAGGACGAACAGCCAAGCTCATCACGACTGGCGACCGCCTCCACGTGGATGGATCTGGCGTCACGCAACCCGTCTCTGGCGCGGTTACGGCTGGCATCACGAGCATCGACGGGGAAGGTACGATTGCCACGGCGCAGGTCTCTGTCGGCGTAGCCGCTGCCACTGTCGTTGCCGCTCGCGCAGGCCGGCGCAGCCTCTTGATTGTGAACCATGGTACGACTGACGTGTTCCTGGGACCGGCAACGGTCACGGTAGCCAACGGCATCCTCCTACCTGGCGTCAAGGGCGCAAGCATCTCCATTCCGACTACGGCACTCGTGCAAGGCATCGTGGCCTCTGGCACGCAGACTGTCTCGTACATCGAGGTCTTCTAATGGACTCCCTACAAATGAACGTCCCCTCCTCTGGTGGAGGGGGCGCACACGTTATTGAAGACGAAGGCACACCCGTTGCCAACCAAACCAACATGAACTTCACTGGCGCAGGCGTCACAGTCACGGACGCTGGCGGCAAGACAGTGGTGACGATCCCTGGTGGGGCGGGCGCGGGCGTAACAACATCCATAGTGACACTCCCATATCCCGCCAAGCGAAGTCATAGGGTCTCGGTCACTGACGGAGCCGTGGTGGGATCCTCGAAGATCGCACTCAGCATTCCTGGCTCCGACACTTTGACCAACAACGACGACACGCTCGACATGCTCAGCATGATGGCGCTCCCTCAAACAGGGACGTTCCTCTTCCTGGCAAACTTTCTGACCCCTATCGCGGGGCCTCTGACGATTAACTATACGGTGGGGTAACATGGCCATTCTCTACGACGCTCGCGGTAACGAAATTCGCTGTGGACTACCAGATAGCGTCAACAACGAAACGATCACAGACGCTCGGCCAGCCACGAATAACTTCACGGCGGCGGCTCAGGAAATCCTGATCGACCTTAACGGTGCCTGTAACGTCGCAGTGGACCTTCGATCAGCCGCGTGCGTCTTGACCGTGGTGTTTGAAGGAACCATCGACGGGAACAACTACGTCGCACTTCCTGCATTTGCCCTGACTCAGGCGCTAGGGGCAACGCTCCTGGCAGAGCAGTATGTTCCTTCTGTCATCGGAGCCACCACTGTAACTGGGTCGTACCTCGTAGGTGTAATGGGATTCAGACGCTTCCGTCTTCGTTGCTCCGCGTTCACCAGCGGTTCGATTACGTGTGCGTGCCGTGCGACTGGCGCAGACGCTCTTATTTATGCACGCCCATTTCCAGCCACTCTGCACGTCACTGCAACCGCAGCAGCAAATACCGCAGCGACCGCCACACTTCCCGCAGCGGGAGTAGGTCTGTTCCACTATATCACCAGCATTCAAATTGCTCGAAACGCTACAGCGGCTCTCGCAGGAACCGCAACGATCATCCATACATCGACTAACCTACCTGGCACTCCTGCATGGAGCGTCGGTAACGCGATGGCCGCAGGCGGTACGCAGACGGACGTGGTGTATGAGCCAACGACTCCCTTGAAGAGTCTCGTGGCTAACACCGCTACAACCGTTGTGGCCGCTGCCGGTGGATTGGCCGTACTCGGACGAGTCAACGTATCGTATTATGTCGGTCAGTAATTCTAACCTGGAGGGGTACCTATGTCTGACGGTCAAGCCATCGAACTGAAAACAGAAGACAGTCCTAATGCACCGAACCTTGGTCAGGTCACTGCGATCCAGCGGCCTGACTACGTGCCTGAGAAGTTCTATGACTCCAAGTCTGGCGTCATCAACTTCGAGGCGATGGCCAAGAGCTACGCTGAACTTGAGCGCATGAAGAGTGCTCCGGAACCGAAGGGAGGCGAGACCACTCCTCCCGCTACCACGACACCGCCGACAGAAAAGGTTGTCACTCCCGCGCAAGTGTCAGCTATTCCAGGTGTGGACGATGCAGCCCGTAAGACCTACACCGACGAACTGACCACGGCAGGTAAGCTGTCCGACACGTCCTACGCGGCCCTCGATAAGGCCGGCTACTCAAAGGCGATGGTTGATGCCTATGTCAAGGGACTTCAGGCCGACGCCACTGTCACCTCGGCAGTAGCGGCTGCGCGGTTGGCTGACTCCCAGATCCAAGACATTACAACCAGCATCGGTGGCCAGCCTGCCCTGACGAACATGATTAACTGGGCCAAGGGGAGCCTTCCAGACGCGGAACTCAAGGCGTACAACGAAGCCGTCTCCGGATCAGATCCAGCCAAAGTGAAGCTGGCGGTACACGGCTTGTACGCCCAGTACACCAAGGCGAACGGGTCAGAAGAGAACCTCATCCGAGGTCGCAACGAAGGCGTGGCCTCCCTCGATCGGTTCGAGTCGCGTGCAGAGCAGACAGCGGCGATCAACAACCCGCTCTATCAGAAGGATCCCGCATACCGTGCGAGAGTGTCAGCCAAGATTGGCCGCTCCAACGTCTAAGAAGGAATTTCATCCATGCCTCAATTCGCTCGTCCGACGACAGACACGACCAGAGATAACTGGTTCGATCAAGCTGCCGGCACCGTAAACATTTTCCAGACGATCGACGAAACCGTCGCGGCTGACGCCGACTACATCAAGACCCAGCTGACGCCGACTTCTGACGTGTACGTGACCAAGCTCTCCTCAGTGGCGGATCCGGTCTCAAGCGCCAACCACATTGTCCGGTGGCGCTATCGGAAGGAGTCTACGGGTGGCGAGCGAATCGACCTGACGGTTGAACTTCGACAGGGGTACACCAACGAAGGAGCCCCAGGCACCCTCATCGCTACCGCTGCTACGCTCGCTGATATCAGCGGAGCCGCGTGGACAGACGGAAGCTATACGCTCGCGGGAGCGGAAGCCGACGCCATCACCAACTACGGCGACCTCTATCTGAGGTTTGTCGGAAACAAGGTGTAACCAATGCTCATTCTTTCTTTGACAACCGACAAGGTGTCGGTCATCTCTAGTACCACAGCGACACTAGATGTGGTTGCGACCTATGTTGATCGTGTCACGTCTACTGGCGTAGTGGGCGCAGCCAACAGGCAACTCACAGCCATCTCTACCGCAACCACGACGGATATTGTCGCGGTCCCTGGTGCTGACACGACACGAAATGTTCAATCTATTACGATCAGAAATAAGAGTGCCGCATCCGACAACGATGTGACCGTGCAGATCAACGCCAACGGGACGCTGTATGAACTACATAAGGTCACGCTACTGGCGGGTGAGACGCTGGTCTACCTCGACAACTTCGGGTTCAACAAAGTTCAGGACAGCAGCAGAAACGAACGAGTGAAGGTGATGACAGCGGATAGCGTCCATGCTACCACTGCCACGTTCGCAGATATCACTGGTCTCACCGTGCCGTTGAAAGCTGGTGTGCTCTATGCTGTGTTCGCATGTCTTCATCACATCAATGACGCGACCACGACTGGATCACAGTTTGGATACAATATCGGAGCGGCTCCAACGGATGCTCGCTTCAGTACCATTGATACTGTGACTGGAAGCACGACAGCCTCGGTTCACTCTGCTGGATCAATTATTGCGAGAGATACAGCCATTACCGCGCAGACGACTGGATCAGTGGCAGTGACGCTAGCGATCATTGCTGGATTCATCATCCCCTCGGCTGATGGTACATTCGCCCTGAGAGCTACATCTGAAGTGACTGTAGCCGCTGGACTCACCGTGAAGGCAGGATCGTTCCTCCGCGTATTCAGGCCAACCGGCTAAAGGAGAAGAACAATGCTCTTGTCTTCCACCACAGATAAACTCTCTCTCATCACAGACTACGCAGGCGACATTGACGTGGTGGTGACTTTTATAGAACGAAATCATTCTACAGGGGTCGTGGGTATTGCCGAACGGCAGCTCACGACCATCACCACGGCCACGACGACTGACATTCTCGCTGTTCCAGGCGCAACCACTGAACGTAAAGTCGAGAGCCTCTCCATCAGGAATACGCACGCCAGCACACTCAACGATGTTGTGCTTCAGTATAACGCGAGCGGCACTCTCTATGAGATGTACATAGCTCGATTGCTCCCAGGAGAGCGGCTGAACTACGACCCAACCTCTGGCTTCTCAGTGGTAACTCGCATAGACAAGACTGTCTATTCGAGTGGGGCGACGATTGACAACTACCAGTCTAACTCAGCAAACGCAAATTGCACGAGCACTGTTCCCCCAGGGATGAAGATTGCTCCTTCTCCAACATCCGCGCTCACTCGATCATTTGGGGCGTTCGCCGCGTTCATCGACACTACGCCTATTGGGACGACGGGCTTTTTGGCCGGCTTCAGAGTTACAGGAATCAGTGCACTCACGCAGGCGCGTGAAACCAGGCTGGCCGCGAACACGAACAGTGTGACCGCAGCCACACTTGACTGCTTTAGCCGAGCAACACTAAGTACGACGGCACTAGACGCTGGCACAGGTTCGACGGTTGAGGCCCTCGGTCTCATCGCAGCGGGATTCGTCTATACCGAAGCATCTACAGAGAAGCGAGATGCGTATGTAAATTTCATCTTCCAATCTGAGATCGTCTCTAGCATTGTGACGTTGATCCCAGGAACATGGTTTGAACTATTTGAAGCCACAGCGGGGTAAGAGACCATTATGGCACAAGGATGGTTTGACCCTGATCTAGAGACTTCTGTTTGGTTCAGTCCCATGATGCTTGAGGAAGGGTGGTGGGATGCTCGCCTACTCAACGGCGGTGCCGGCGACCCCACCCGCTCAGCCAGGGTATCGTTTACGGAGTTCGAGGTTCCCTTTCTTACGGATCGTGCGCTTGTGTCCTTCACGGAGTTGGAAGTCCCCAACCTTCCAGCCGACAGAGCACAGGTCTCCTTCACAGAGTTCGAGGTTCCTCTACCTCCTGACCGAGCACAGGTCTCCTTTACGGAGTTAGAGGTTCCCTCAGAGCTACCGCGCACGGCCCTTGTGTCGTTCGCTGAGTTACAAGTTCCCTATGCGCTCCACCTTGTTCACCTTCGCGCCAAGGCTTCTCAGAAGCGGGCGATGGTGTCCTTTGCGGAGCTTCAAGTGCCGTAGGATCCATCCTAAGACGTGGAAGCCCTACGGGAAGCTGAAGGCTGCTGGTGCCCCTCCCACCAGCGGCCAACGGCGAATCCTTTAGAACATAACCTGACGCACCCAAGGATGCTCGGTATCTGGTTGTGTGGTGTCTCACATGGGCGCAGAATACCTCCTTCACTGCTTCTGTTTCGGTGAATGGTACGACGAAGATACAGACGAAAATAACCCAGAGGGCAGAACGTGTGGAATCCTTTCTCCGACGCCGCTCAAGGCGCAGTCACAGGTCTCGGTACAGCGATAAAAGAAGCTGTCGGCGCATTTAAGGCCGACCCGACCAAGGTGCTAGAACTCGAAGCCGCTCTCGCGCAAGCCACGGCTAAGTTTGAGGCCGAGGCCCTGACCGCAATCAACGCCACCATGCAGGCGGAAGCGAAGTCAGAGCATTGGATGCAGTGGGCGTGGAGACCGTTCTTCGGTTTTACCGGAGCGGCCATCCTCATCGACAACTACATCCTTCTCCCCTACATGGCCAAACTTGGTGTGGTGCCGCTGCCGGTCCCCGCTGAAGTCTGGATCATGATTATGGCCGTTCTAGGAGTCGCCGCCTACACACGAGGGCGCGACAAATAAGTCCCATGCCCCTCGGCGGCGGCCGTACGGGAACGCGCTTAGGCGCATGGCACACCCCCGCGTCTGTGTAGAGAGCCCGAACATGGGAGTCCTCACAGAGCGGGCTTCTTCTGGAGGTTGAACATCTCCAGACCGCTGCGTCCACCAGGGGCTTCACAAGTGGACTGTTACCGGCCACATGGACCGGCCCGCTGGGAGAGCGTAGCTCATCAATCGACCATGGCTTCGGCATTGGCGCTTAGTGCCAACGGTTCAAAGATTGATCGGCGTTGAAACTCTCCTAGCACACTTCGAGTTGGTGAACCTGGCTCGATTATGTATCCCTTCTACAACGTGGCCGTCTCGTTGCGCTTACGGGCGTGATGCTGGCGATAACCTCTGCGTGGTTGTTGTGGATACGAGTTTTATTCCGATTGTTCCCTAGAGGTTTTATGAATAGCAATCCGTCCCGCATTGGGCAGATCAACGCCACTGGCGATGCTCTGGCCATCTTCCTGAAAGTATTTGCCGGCGAAGTCATGGCCGCGTTCGAGGAAATGAATATCGCATTGCCGATGTTCGTTCAGCGCAACATCTCCAGTGGTAAATCGGCGCAATTCCCCGTCACCTGGAAGGCGACTGCCGCGTACCACACGCCTGGCAACGAGATCGTCGGCCAGAACATCAAGCACGCTGAGAAGATCATCAACATTGATGGACTGTTGCTCAGCGATGCGTTCATCGCCACGATCGACGAAGCCATGAACCACTACGAAGTCCGTTCCATCTACACGAAGGAAATGGGCTACGCATTGGCGAACCAAGCCGATAAGAACGTGTTGCAGCTTGCGGTCCTCGCGGCTCGTACGGCCTCGACCATCACTGGCGGATTCGGCGGAACGCAGTTGACGAACGCCGGCTATGATACGACTGCCGACACGCTCGCGCAGGGGTTGTACGACGCAGCCCAGACCCTCGACGAAAAGTTTGTGCCTGACTTCGGGGATCGCTTTGTCGCCGTCCGACCCAAGCACTACAACCTCTTGATCCAGAGCACGAAGGCCATTCAACGTGACTGGAACGAGCCCTCTGGCAGCAACGGTACCTTTGCCACTGGCAAGGTGCTCCGCGTGGCCAACCTCGCCATCAAGAAGACCATGCACTTGCCGAACGCGGTGGTGTCTGCTCTTCCTGGCGCGAACAACACCTACGATGGAGACTTCTCCAACACCGTGGGCGTGGTTACGTACAAGATGGCAGTCGGCACGGTCAAGCTGTTGGACATGGCGCTGGAACACGAGTACGATATCCGCAGACAGGGCACCCTGTTCGTGGCCAAGTACGCGATGGGACACGGCATCCTGCGGCCTGAGTGCTCGGTTGAGTTGAAGAAGGCATAAGCCTACGAACTGGGCTGAGCGATAACAACTTATGGTACCTCTGGTCATCCCAGATAATCCATCTGTTGGTGTTGTGTAGCTGATCCCTCCTCACATCGCTCAGTACCTCTCTGGGGGAGATTCCTTAATGGGAGTCTCCCCCAATTTTTCCTTTATAGAAAGACCCTACAATGGCACAAGAACTCCGTACCACTCAGCTCGAAGCCGTGAACTCGATGCTCGCCTGCGTAGGTGAATCGCCCGTCAACACTCTGTTGGGCAACCTCACGGCCAATGTCCAGATCGCGGTGGACCTCCTTCGCAACACCAGCCGCAAAGTACAACTCACTGGATGGAACTTCAACAGCGAAGACGATTTTGAACTCTCGCTTGACGGTGACAGCAAGATCCCCATTCCTGGGAACGCGCTGGAAATTGACATCACAACCGAGACCGGCTCTATTGATCCCATCATGGTCGGGGACTTCCTCTACGACAAGAAGTCCCACAGCTTCACGTTCACCGAATCCGTCAAGTGCTCAATCATCTTCTTCCGCGCTTGGGAAGAGATGCCAGAGTCGGCCAGGAACTACATCAAGGTCAAAGCGGCCCGCATCTATCAGGACCAGACGGTAGGATCCCAAGAGCACCACCAGTATTCGCAGCAAGATGAAATAGAAGCGTATGCAGCCCTCACAAGTTCTAACGCTGAAAGCTCTGACTGTACGATCTTCGACACGCAGTTCATGTCGAGCATTGTGAACCGGAAGCGCCCTCTCGTAACCCAGTTCTAAAGGAGTCGCACAATGGGTCTCGTCTCTGACAGCATCCCAAACCTGATTCAAGGAGTCAGCCAACAGCCCTTCGCTCTCAGGTCTCCGACGCAGCTTGATGCTCAAGAGAACTGCTATTCATCTGTGGTGGAGGGACTAATTCAACGGCCCCCCACGGAGACCGTGGCGCGTATCTCCACGACACCATACTCGAATGCGTTCATCCACACGATCAACCGAACGGTGGACCAACGATTCAAGGCGGTGTTTACCAACGGCACAGTCAAGGTATTCGACCTCGATGGGGTCGAGCACACAGTCAGCACCGTAGACGAGACCCTTCAGATCCACTCAGCCGTTGCAGTTGGCGCGGGCCAGGTGTATAACATTGCGCCGGCCCCAGGCGAGACGGGTGTAGACTTCACCGTCTCAGGGCTCGGTACTGCCACCGTGACGCTACAGTTCTCCGTGAACGGAAGCGCCTGGTCGGATGTAGCCACCCGAACAACGAACGGCACCACGGCAGATGTCACCATTGGCACGAATCTCTTCATGCGCGTGAACATCACGGCCTGGACGAGTGGAACGGTCGTCGCAACCGTAACGTGGAAGAACATGAGATACCTTGTGTCCACCAATCCTAAGTTGAGGATTGGGGCCATGACCGTTGCCGACTATACGTTCGTCCTCAACCTGGATAAGGTAGCGTCTATGGATGAGACACTCTCCCCCGTTCGAGACGAGGAAGGTCTCGTCTTTGTGGCGAAGGGTGAGTACGGAAGCAGGTACGAAATCTTCATTGATGAAGTATCACGAGCCGACTACACCACTTCCACGACAGACGTGACGACTCTATCCACGACCGCAATTGCCACCCAACTCTACAACGACCTTGTAGCGTGGGCCGGCGCGGGATTCACCTTCACGCTCATTGGAAGCGTCATCTGGATCAAGAAGACCTCGACGTTCAAGCTCCGAACCCAAGACGCGCAGGGCGGCACCTCGCTCATCGTGTTCAAGGGGAAGACGGAGAAGTTCTCAGGACTCCCCGCCGAGGCTCCTGACGGATTCACTATTGCAATCGACGCAGATCCCACCACTGACCAAGGGCAGTACTTTGTTTCGGCCGCTGTCACCCAGACAGGGGTGGCCTTCGGTCCTGTGAGTTGGACAGAGTGTGTTCGTCCTGGGGTTCAGTTCAACATCAATCCTGTC